CGCAAATGGGTTATTCATTTCCTATGTGGTTGATTGGTGGCGTTCGACCTGAGAGGATGCTAAGGGCTGATGCGTTGGCGGATTGGTGGCATAATTTGGATGGCAATTTCGCTGAAAAGACTCAGACAGTAACCAACCTGCGAGAGTATTATGACTTGTCAAAGCAAATGGTTGAGTTTGATGAAGCGTTTGGCGTTGAAGACCCGTCGAAAGGTGGTGTACCTGATTGGATTAGGTTGACGGCATTACCTTCGGTGGTCACCGGTCCTGTTAGGTCGGATTTCCCCATAATGACACTACCGACAGCGGCCGAAATTGCGGCTGGCGTTGCGAGTGTTCAAATCATGACCTGATTCGCCTTCTCTGTCCAAGGATTGAAGTTGGATGTTAGCATCCGAATCCTATACCTATACTGTGGGCTTTTGATTCTAACATGTGTTCTCAGTATTTTCTACTTGATGTGATGTCATGGCAGGGTCCACTCAATCCTCGGACAGAGAAGGCGTTTATTCTGTAAGAAATTGATAACATTTCTGAAGTGAACACTGGTCCGGCAGGGACTCGTCTCAAATAGAATCCGTTTCGAATCCGTTTCGAATCCGTTTCGAATCCGTTTCGAAATCATTTATCAATAATTAAACAAGAGCCCGGTCCTATAATTCAGCTCTAAAAAAAAAGCCCTAAAAACTTTGATTTTGAAGCGGAATCGCAATGCCGAGATAATGAATTAAGTATCAATTATCGTTTTTAAATTAAAAAAAGCCCCCCACTGTTTCCAGTGGAGGGCGCCGTAGTCGGGATTCACTCCCGTTCAAAACTCATACATCATATCCAACCCTGAGTCAATCGTCAAGTGATGTAGCAGTCATGTTGAAGGGGGAGAACTTCTCCTTGCCCCTAGTAAACTTCAACACATACTTCTCATCTATCTCAAACACATCAATGTCATCCCTGAATATCAACTTGTGTTTCACTTCAAGTAGGAATCGGAACACCGATGTTCTTGCTGTTGTCTGATGCACCAACAGAGGTCGCCTGTTCGGTTCATCCATCGCTAACAATAGAGCACACTCCCGCCCGTCGTCTATGAAATCGGGTATGTGGTAGCCATCGTCACGCAACTTCAAAGCCGTAGCAACTTCAATTATCTCTGGTACTATTTTGTCATTAGGTTTCAACCAATCCACAGAGCCCTTTTCAGCGCCTGCGGTTAGTGTGGTTTGAAACCAACGTGGTTCGTTTTTTGTCATTCTTTTCACCTCCTGTTTCGACTGTCATTCAATTGAGTTTATTCCACCACGAGAATTGGGACTGCCGGCATCGGTGGATTACCGACAGCCCCGCCTTCTCTGTCCGTTGGATTTCGTCGGACATTTGGGTTCACGATAACGACGGTATATCAATTATTGTGAATTCTTAGGCTTACTTTTTACACTCGGTATCTTTATTACACCAGCTGATTTGCGGTATGGTATGGCTAAGGCTAAGCAAGACATAATTCTAAGGGACCGACTTCAATTTACACTCTCCGGTACGGGTGATTTATCACTAGTTTATGGCAGGGTTGACCTAAGCGATTACGTCAACGTAGTGAAAAGAGAAGGATTACTCGTTAAGGATATTTACCTTCAAATCCGTGACCCATCAGCAACCGCTGGCGCTAAGAATCTAGCCAATACCGGAATATGGATGCCTGTCGGAGACTCCTCCCCCGGCGCAGGTAGTGAGGACGCCGATGCTTGGAAAGTATTCGTTTCAACTCGTGCTTACGAGAATGCTGCTGATGTTGGCATTGCATCACCTGATGTTCTTCATATTGAGGAATGGTGGGTCACCACTTTGGCTGGTCAACCTCCCGACCAGTATATGGTCAATGTTCAACACAACATCTACCCTACTCGGGATTATCACCCCGGGGGTTATCCCGTCGTCTCCGACCTGTTGGTAGGTATCGCTATTGATTCGTCCTCATCCAACGCCTCTTACGATAACGCAACTCTGGAAGTGGACATCATGCTTATTGCTGAAACTACCACTGTCACATCTAACCAAATGACTCAACTCCTAACACAAGCACAAGACCTCTGAAGTGATTCGATGGGCAAGAGGCTTGAACGTGCGAAAGCGAAAGGTGAATTGGCTTCATCGCTTGCTTTGGTTGGCGCTGGTATCGGCGCTCCTTTTGGCGGTCCACTTGGGGCTACTATCGGTGGGGGTATCGGTGCTATTACCGGCCTTGTTATTGGTGATACGACCACTATATTCCCGTTGGACATGATAGCCATTCCAGCCTATCAAGCATACCTAATATCGGGAACCCCCGCTTTCCAAATATTCATCAAAGAGGGTGAAGTGTTGACTCAAGTTGTACCTACGGATTCACAAGTCGCTGAAGCGGTTATTGAATCCAAACCTAAGCGGAAGAAACGGTCAAAGCCTAACCCTTGGATTAAGTTCAATAGCAGTTTTACCTATCGCAAGCGGAGGAAAAACGAATCGCCTAAGGAGTACCTTGGGCTCAGAGCAAGGGCAGCATCAAGAGCCTACAAGAAGTCTAAGGGTGGTACTAAGAAAGGGCAGGTACGCAAGACTGCCAGAAGGGCATACAAGAAGTGATACAAATGCTACATGAGTTTAGGGAATCGGTTTCGATTGATGAAGAAGTACACGTTAGCGGATTTTCATACAGACTATTTCAAAAGAGAATCAATCTACGTTCAGGGATGCGACACACTGTCAATTTCATTGACTACTATGACGACAGCCAATTCGCAGCCCTAACGGGCGACCATGAGGCATACTTGTTCTATGTCTCGAAATACCCCATTATTCCAACGGATATGGTAATGGCGGAGTTATTCGCCAATGCCGGACCACCGGCAAGTGACCCAAATGTTCTATTCAAAGCAAGCCTCATCAAGCAGGGTGCATCCGACGCTGTAATCACCGATGAGTTCCCCAATCAGTTCTTAGGCGCCTCTCCTACCTTTAATTTCTATTCCAACCATGTTTATTTGACCCTAATTCTGTATGATGCGGGGTCCGGTGCCGATTTCACCGACCCTCAAATGAGTGTTTACATGGCGATTGATTCTAAGTCGTGTGATAGAGTCGAATATTCAATGGGCTACTACAAGGAGTATCAAGAAGCCCAACTCATTCAACTGTTGAATCAGGGTGTTCTTCAGCCGCTAACCCCTGCGGCGCAAATGGGTTATTCATTTCCTATGTGGTTGATTGGTGGCGTTCGACCTGAGAGGATGCTAAGGGCTGATGCGTTGGCGGATTGGTGGCATAATTTGGATGGCAATTTCGCTGAAAAGACTCAGACAGTAACCAACCTGCGAG